TTCAACTGCATTTCCAAACAGTATTGTTTTAACTAACTTGGGTGCGTTTCCTCCAATAGGATTAACACCAACACCAACGATTACTCCAACAAACACACCAACGATTACTCCAACTCCAAACAACACTCCAACAAATACTGGAACTCCAAGAAATACTCCAACAAATACTCCAACTAATACCCAAACTAAAACTCCAAACGAAACTCCAACAAACACTTCAACTAATACTTCAACACCAACATCAACAGCAACACCAACAGCAACACCAACGCCAACACCGTATAATTATAGTTTCTTATTAGGTTCTGGTGATACACCAAATGCCGCTTGTGTTGCAACAGAAACATTCCGTTACATATCAAGAACTCAAGGATCAACTCTTAGTGTTGGTGATTACTTATATACCGACGCAACATTAAGTTTAGCAGTTAGTAATGGGTACTATTCTAATGGAATTGCTTGGTACTTAGTATCAGGAGGATCTGGACAAATTACTCAAAAAGTTGATACAGGTTGTTCAATTTTAGTAACACCGACACCAACAACCACAAATACACCAACTAATACTGTAACTCCAACACATACCCCAAGTCAAACTCCAACACATACGCCAACTCCATCACCAACTGACCCTCAACCATCAAGATATCCGTTTATTACAAGTTATAATAATATTTCATCAATAAGTGCTTGTAGTACTTCAACCACTACAACTATATTTGGTGAAAGTTCAGTATTCGAAAGTAACACATTCTTTTATGGTTGTGCAACAGGATTCTGTCCTGGTGTAGATTTGGCAGGATATTATGTTTACAATAGTATTGTTTACCAATTAAATTCTACAGGAGTTGTATTAAACTCTTCATTATGTGGATCAACTCCAACTCCAACTCCAACTACCACTCAAACTCCAACCAACACTCCAACCAATACCGTAACACAAACACAAACACCAACCGTTACTACAACTAATACTCAAACGCCAACACCGACTCAATCAGGAACACCAGCGGTTACACCAACTCCAACACCTTCAAGTTTTGGAACTAACACATTTAAAGTTCATTTCTACTCTGGTAGTACAGGTGTTACATTAAATGACTTAATATTAACAGAGATTCCATATGTTGGAACATCTGGTGTAGGATTTACAGGAACAACTGGTTCATACCCATTAGCTTGGTCAGGTGGTACTAATTATGGTACTCATTCAGGATTGTCAGGTGTTACGGTATCATTTGAAATAACAAGCACAGGAAATGGAGGTAGTTCAGTTACCATTGGTTATTATAAAAATAATTCATTCATACAACAAACAAGTCAAGGTTGTTACGCTGGAACCAACACACTTAATTTTAGTATTTCAGGTATTAACAATGCATCACCAAGTGATACAGTTGAGTTTTACATCTCTTAAAAAGAAAAAAAATATACAAATAAAACCCTTCATTTTATGAGGGGTTTTTTTATGTTTATTAAAAATAATATTATGAGCAAAATTTTCATTCAATGCGCCTCTTATAGAGATCCACAATTAATTCCAACAATTAAAGATATGTTGGAAAATGCAAAAAAACCAAAAAACCTTGTATTCGCAATCGCAAGACAATTCAATGAAACCGATGGATTTGATAATTTAGATGAATATAGAAATGATAAAAGATTTAAAATCTTAGACATTCCTTATCAAGATGCCAAAGGAGTTTGTTGGGCCAGAAATCTTACGCAACAACTTTATGATGGTGAAACATATACATTACAAATAGACTCTCATATGAGGTTTGTTAAAGATTGGGACGAAATCCTAATCAAGATGATAAAAGGACTACAAAAGGATGGGTATGAAAAACCTTTACTTACGGGATATGTACCATCCTTCGACCCTGAAAATGACCCTGCAGGACGATCACAAGATGCTTGGAGAATGGTGTTCGATAGATTCATCCCTGAAGGTGCTGTATTCTTTTTACCTGAAACAATTCCAGGTTGGAGAGAAATGACAAAACCTGTTACAGCAAGATTTTATTCAGCTCACTTCTGTTTCACATTAGGTCAATTTTCAACAGAAGTTCAACATAATCCAGAATACTATTTTCACGGAGAAGAAATTTCAATCGCTGCAAGAGCTTACACATGGGGCTATGATTTATTCCATCCACATATTCCAGTTGTTTATCATGAGTATACTCGTAAAGGTCGCACAAAACAATGGGATGATGATAAGGCGTGGGGAGAAAAAAATAGAGTTTCTCATTTAACTAATAGAAAGTTATTTGGAATGGATGGTGAAATTCAAGAAGGTCATGATGGACCATATGGATTTGGTACAGTTAGAACTTTAAGAGATTATGAAAAATATTCAGGTCTTTTGTTTGAAAAAAGAGCAATTGATAAATACACACTAGATAAAAATTATCCACCAAACCCATACAATTTTGAAACAGAACAGGAATGGAAAGATAATTTCTGTATGATATTCAAACATTGTATTGATATCGGGTATTCCCAAGTTACTGAAACTGATTATGACTATTGGGTTGTTGCGTTTCACGGTAAAGATGAGAAAACATTATATAGAAAAGATGCCGATAAAAACGAAATTGCAGGATTTATGAGAGACCCTGATAATTATTGTAAAGTATGGAGAGAATTCCAAACTGATGAATTACCTCAATACTGGGTTGTTTGGCCTCACTCAGAATCAAAAGGATGGTGTGATAGAATTACAGGTCAATTAAACCATAATAGCGTTAGTTAAAAAAAATAAAATGGAAGAATATAATACGGATAAATATCTACACGGATTCATAGATGTTTACGAACCATATTTTAATGATATGAGTGATAGTAAACACATATTAGAGATTGGAATATATTATGGCGGTAGCCTTAAATATCTATCAGATAAGTTTAAGGATGGTAATATATATGGAATCGACATTGAGGATAAAACCCAGTATGACGATAAGAGAGTTAAAACATATATTGTTAATCAAGAAGATAGAGACGCATTAAACAGATTTTTAGAAGAAACTAATGTCGAATTTGATATAATCATTGATGATGGTGGACACACAATGAAACAACAACAAGTATCATTTGGAGCATTATTCAGTCGATTAAAAAAAGGTGGAATTTATATTTTAGAAGATTTACATACATCAAGATTAGAAAATTTTGGAACTATTTTTCCTGATGATTTAATAACCACTTTAGATATGTTACAATCATTTAAATTTACTAATAACATTGCATCCAATCATATCTTAGATGACGAAAAAGAATACATAAAAAATAATGTTGCTGATATTAGAATATGGTCTAAAACTCCAGATTATAACCAAAGTGTTACATCAATAATAAAAAAGAAATAATAACCTATTAATTTATGACGCTAACAGAAATGGCAAATAGACTTGGTACCGATAAAGGTACTCAACATTTTGAATATCACTCTTATACCGAAACATATCAAGAATTATTTTATCCATTAAAAGACGAAAAAATTAAGATGTTAGAAATAGGAGTTGCAGATCCAAGATTTCCTGGAGCTTCAATTAAAATGTGGACTGAGTTTTTTTCAAACATAGATTTTATTGGTTTTGATATTAACGAAGATTGTAAAAAATATGAAAAAGAAAATGTCCGAATATTCATTGGTGACCAAAGCGTAACTGAAGATTTAACCCAATGTGTAAATGAATATGGTAGTGATTACGATATTATCATTGATGACGGACTTCATACCCATTTTCACCATATTAAAAGTTTTGAATCATTATATCCTCATTTAAAAGAAAATGGTTTATACATTATCGAAGATTTACACGCACATGATAGTGCTAATACCATAGAATGGTTTAAAGAAAAAAATATTCCTTTTGAATTACATAATAACAATAAACTTTTAATTCATAGAAAACAAACAAATTTTGAATATGAAAAATAATTATGATATAGGTATTACAACATTTTCATTAAGATATGATTTTATTGAAAAATTAATTAACAAAATTAAAGAATTAAATGTTCCAAATAACATTTATTTATGTATAAACGGTGAAAAGGATTCTAATTTTGACGAAGAATATAGAAAAAAAATACTTACCCTCTGCTTATCACATCCTAACATATTCCCAATATTTTTTGTAGAAACAAGAGGACTATCTAAAATGTGGAACACATTGTTAATACACTCAACTAAAGAGAATGTTTTATTATTAAATGACGATATTGATTTAGTCAATGAAAATATGTTTGAGGTTGTTTCTTCTCATATTGAATCCGAAGAATATTACGGCATCTCAAAAATAAATGGCACATTTTCATTTTTTGTAGTTAACAAAAATCTTATTGATGAATTAGGTTATTTTGATGAACGATTATTAGGATTTGGTGAAGAGGACGGAGACATCACATATAGAATGTTAGAAAGTAAAAATAAAGACGTTTATCAATTATATGTACAAGGAGTTTATAATATTGTTTCTGATATTAGACATACACACATAAAACCAGGAGTCGGCAAATATTCATTTTTTAATAGAAATTTTACTTTTGGTTCAAAATACAATTGTAATAATCCTAAAAGTAATATTTCAGGTATGTTTGGTATGCCATGTGATAAAGTATTACCTGACATTAATTTATATCCTTATGAAAAATTTTTTATGGATAATAAAGAAAATTTATGATTAAAAGTAAAATAATTAATAATAGTGAGTTATTTTATGATACAAAATGGAACAATGGAAATCTAAACGAATATTATCAATACATACTTAATGATATAACATTATTTTTAACAAATAATAATGTTCCATATTCAGTTAATTTTGGGTGTAATAATGTATTAAAAGACATTAATTTAGATTTTCAGTACGAACATACGTTTATTAAAAATGAGTATAATAATGGTTATTCTTGTACTGTAAATAAATTTGACGAACTAATTAAATTACAATCAGTTTTTGAGTATTCAAATGCTAATCTAAATCATATAAAAACATCCGATTATTTTAAAGAAAATTCGGATGTTTTTCGATATTATCCACCATTACTATATGATATTAGTAACAGTGATAATAGATTTAAAAATTGTTTAACAATTCATAGTTCAACTTCAAGAAGAAATAATATTCATCAAAAAGTTGATATGGATTATTACCATAATGTTTATGGTGTTGGCAACATATATTGTAAAAATATCATAAAAAAAGTTATGGATGAATATAAAGTATTGGTTAATATTCATCAAACAGACAGGTATAGTACTTTAGAAGAATTAAGGGTTTTACCAGCGTTATTGACGGGTATATTAGTTATTAGTGAAGACTCTCCATATAAAGAACATATCCCAATTAGCAAACACATTATATGGTCACCATATGATACGATAGTTGAAACTATAAATAATGTTTTAGAGAATTACGATTTTTTTAGACAAAAATATTTAACTAATTTAGATTTAACAATAAAAAAAATGAAGACCGATTCAGATAATGAAATGTTTTCAATTTTCAAAAATTATATAGTATGATACATTTTATTACCCCACTTTATCGGTATAATAATTTAAGAGCAGTATATTCAACAATTAAACATCAAGTAGAGGATTTTAATTGGCATTTAATTAAGGGTAGTAATAGCATTGGTGAAGAAGATGTTAGTTTCCTTGAAGGGGATAATAGAGTTAAATTTTATAAGATAGACACTTCACATATTTGGGGTCATGAACAAAGGAATTATTTTATTACTGATATACCTGTAGATAATAATGATTGGTGTTATTTTTTAGACGACGATAATGTCGTTACTTGGGATTTAATTTCAACATATAATGAAGAAAAAGATTCTGATGTTGATTTAGTTTTATTTTCACAAAAAGCAGGTTTAACGGAAAAAATTAGATTGTATGGTGATGGTGAACATAGATTTGATTTAGGTCTTTTTGATATTGGATCTTGTATGATGAGATATCGTATGTTAAAAAAAACATGTATACATAATATTAGTTATAGGAATGCCGACGGACATTATGCTTTAGATATTAGACAATTACAAAATGACCATATTTTTAAATATTGTCCTGATAAATTTGTGAGATATAACAGTTTATCATTAGATATTATATAATTAAAATAAAATAAGTTATGATTAAAATAAAATTAGAATGCTGGTGGACAAATACACCCTTGTTAAATGCAAGAATGATAAGACAATTTGTACCAAATGATGATTTAAATCAATATTCATTTGTTACAGAAAACCCTGATTTTACCATAGTTTTTGGCAGAACCGATTGGGATAAAATTGAGACCCCAAAAGAAAGGACTTTTTATGTTTCACAAGAACCTTTATGGTCTCCAAATCAGCCAAAAGATGGTATACACGATTACTGTTCAAAAATATTAGTATCGGACAAATTAGAATACCCTGATAGAGAAGAATATATTGAAACATTATTGCCAATGTTTTATGCAGGTCGAGGCGAGAATGACCATAGAGAAGAGTGGGATTGGTCTTCTAAATTAAAAGATAAAGACTATTCAAAAAACAAGTCAGTTTCAATCATAGTTAGAAAAGATTATTCCAGTCATTACAATCATTTACAGAATCCAAATACTCATAAGATAAATTATGAAGAAAGAACCAATTTAGGTATTGAATTATCTAAAGATAAAAGGATTGATGTTTACGGAACTTATTGGGAATCTAATGGTGAAAATATTAAAGGAGAGGTGTGGAACAAACACGCTGGTCTTGATGACTATAAATTTTCCGTGGCTTGCGAAAATACCATTCAAAAAAATTATATTAGTGAAAAATTTTGGGACGCTGTTTTAACAAATACCATTCCAATTTATTTAGGATGTTCCAACATTAATGAATTGATACCCGATAATTGTTACATCTCTCTTAATAATATGACTATGGATGAAATGGTTAATAAAGTTAAATCTATAGTAGAAAATGAATCAGGACTATACGAACAATACTCTGATAACATAAAAAAATTAAAAAAAGATTTTTTCATAAATCCTAAATATAATATTTGGGAAACAATTAAAATATTAGTAAATGAATAGTATCTCTTTAAATATGAAATTTTGGGATGATGGTCAACCTGATTCAACCAGAATAAGAAATGTTAATTTTTCTTGGAAAGAATTAAAAAAATTATCAAATTATCTTAACTCAAACGGAATTACCGCAAAAGCATCTCTATACGATTTTTCCCCTGAACAAATAATCTCTGACGCAATTCACATATCATACCCCTTGGGTGTCTATAAAAAAGCAGAAAAAACTAACATAATTCTAAAAGATAAACAAGATTATGATTTTTTTATGATTATAGATTGTGACGCATTTTTTCACGAACAAGATTATGAAAAACTTTTGGAATTAATTAAATCCCTAAATAAAGGAGATGTTTGCACTTTTGATTTGGCAAAATTAAATGACAATGTTTCGGATTATATTGTTGATGATACTTTTATCATTGATAAAGCTGATTGGTCTTACGCATATTCAGGTGCTAAAGAAAATGGACCATTAAGACACCATACTGGTGGATTAGGCGGCGTTTATATTTCCGACACTAATTTATTAACATCTTTAGGCGGATTCAATGAAAAATATGTTGGATGGGGCGCCGAAGACGGAGATATGATGGATAGAGTTTACTATTCAGAAATTCCACATAAAATTAAACCAACAAATAATTTTGCCCCATTTCATTTACCACATTTTTCGGATTGGGGAAATATAAATTATTCACAAAGATTTACAGAAAGTATATGAAAATTAAATTTATAACATCGATTTATAGTGATTTACATGGAACCGAATTTGGAGGAAGACCAAGTAGGGGGGGACATTACAAATGGAGTTTATTATCCTTATTAAAAATGAGTGACGCGGACTTTTTATGTTATACTTCAGATAGAGAAATTGAAGATTTAAAAGATTTTTTTTATACCCAACATAACATATCTTCAGATAAATTAGTATTTGAAGTGTTTGATATATCAAATACCAAGTTTAAAGATTTAATTAATCAATATAAAAATATTGATGAGGCAAAACACTCTGATAGATGTGTTGAAATACAATACAGTAAATTTCATTGGTGGTGGAAAGAAGATAAGAGTTATGATTATTATTATTGGATTGATGCAGGATTATCTCATTGTGGTTTAATCCCTAATAAATACTTAACTGCGGTTGGTCCAATGAGATGTTATTATGAAAGTAATTTATTTAATAATGATTTTTTACATAATGTAATTGAAGATACAAGAGATAAATTTTTACTTATTGGTAAAGAAAATGATAGAAATTTTTGGTCTGGAACTGTTGACCCTAAATGGTATAAAGAATACGATAGAAATATTCATATTATCGGAGGACTGTTCGGAGGTCATAGAGATAGGTGGGATGAGGTTGTAAATATATTTGAAGACTATCTTCAAAAGATTATAAGTGAGGATAAAGTAATTTTACATGAAGAAGTTATTATGAGTTTAATGAGTGTAAACCATAGAGAATTATTCGAAAGAAAAGATTTTGATATATGGTGGTTTAAAGGTAATTCTCCACAAGGAGTATCGGATGAAACACTTGAACAAAATAAAAGTTTTTATAAAATTTTAGAAGAATTAAATAGAATTTATGAGTAATATAACATTAGTAACCGGTATTTGGGATATTGGAAGAGGAGAATTATCTGAAGGATGGTCAAGATCATACCAACATTATTTAGATAAATTTGAGAAACTTTTAGAAGTTGATAATAATCTTATTATTTTTGGTGATGAGGAACTTAAAAAGTTTGTTTTTGATAGAAGAAGTGATTCAAACACTCAATTCATTGTAAGATCATTATCTTGGTTCAGAGATAATGAATTTTTTGATAAGATTCAAAAAATAAGAACCCAAGAAGATTGGTTAAACAGATCAGGGTGGTTAAAAGAATCTACCCAAGCAAGATTGGAAAATTATAATCCACTTGTAATGTCTAAACTATTCTTATTAAATGACGCCAGGATAATGGATAAATTTGATTCTGAATATATGTTTTGGATTGACGGAGGATTATCCAATACCGTCCATCCAGGATATTTTACGCATGATAAGGTTTTAGATAAATTATCCAAATACATTTCAAAATTTTCTTTTATATGTTTTCCATATGATGCCGAAACAGAAATTCACGGATTTGAATATAATAAATTAAATTCAATTGCTGGTGATAAAGTAAATAAAGTTGCTCGTGGAGGATTCTTCGGTGGTCCAAAACATACAATATCAGATATTAATGGAATATATTATAGTGTATTAAAATCTACTTTAGATGAAGGTTATATGGGCACTGAAGAAAGTATTTTTTCCATTATGACTTATAAACATTCAGATTTAATTAATTATTTTGAAATTGAATCAAATGGTTTAATTAATAAGTTTTTTGAAGATTTAAAAAATGATACTTTAAAAGTTAAATCTGAAGGTAAAATATCTCTTGAAAATACTTTGGATACCAATAAAGTTGGTCTATATGTTATCACATTTAATAGCCCAAATCAATTTCAAACATTAATCCAATCAATGTTAGAATATGATAAAGATTTTATTCTTAAACCTAAGAAATTTTTATTAGACAATTCAACCGATTTATCAACAACTCCAAGATATAAAGAACTTTGTGAAGAATATGGATTTGAACATATTAAAAAAGATAATATTGGAATTGTTGGTGGTAGAGTATTTGTTGCAGAACATTTTGATGAAACAGGATTAGATTTCTGTTACTGGTTTGAAGATGATATGGCGTTTTATCCTAAAAAAGGTGAAGTGTGTAGAAATGGTTTTAATAGATTTGTTCCAAACTTATATTCAAAATCATTACAAATCATGAAAAATGAAAATTTTGATTTTTTAAAATTAAGTTTTACTGAATTTTATGGATCAAATGATATACAATTTTCATGGTATAATGTGCCTCAACATGTTAGGGTAGAATTATTTCCTGAAAAATCATCTTTACCTGTTCAAGGTTTAGACCCCAACGCTCCAAGAACTAAATTTAATAACATTAAAATACATCAAGGATTACCATATGTTGACGGTGAAATCTATCTGTCTAACTGGCCAATTGTGTTAAGTAAACCAGGTAATTATAAATGTTATTTAGAAACAAAATGGGCACATCCATTCGAACAAACTCTTATGTCGTATTGTTATCAAGAAACAGTTAAAGGTAATATTAAACCAGGTATTTTGTTATTAACACCAACAGAGCATGACCGTTTTGAATTTTATGCTGATGGATTAAGAAAAGAGAGTTAAGATTTTATCTTAGCTCCTTTTTTCAAATTATCTTCAGCCCATAAGGGCTGAAGATTTGTATAATGACAAAGTTTATAAATTTCTTCTTTAGTTTTTGCGGAAGATAAAGGCATTATATGGTCAATATGAATATCTTGACCCATTAATTCCCAAGTCATTCCTTCAGTAAATTGTTTCTCTAAATATTCTTTTAAAAATTCTGGCGGGCAACCAACAATATTAAATGTGGGGTTATTTTTTGTTATGTTTTTTAATTTAAGAAATGTTCTTATTCTATTTCTTACTATAGACGATAGACGATAAATGGGGTCGGTTAACTTTCTATTTTTAACATATTCATTGCGTTTATTATGGTTATTTTTACGATAAATTTTACTATATTCTAAACGGTTTTTTTTATTATTTTCATAATATTCTTTACTACGTTTTCTTAATTTGTCCAAATTTTTTTCTTTATTATCGTGATAATGTTTTTTAACTCTTGATAACATAATATCTTTATTATCTTGGTAATATTCTTTAACATAATTAGGGTTTTTTTTACGATACTCTTTACCAAAATTAGGATTATCTAGCCTCCATTTTTTTAAGTATATTTTTATTTCGTCAGTTCTTGTATTAGAATAAGATTTTTTACATAATTTACAACAAGAATATTTCCCGTCTATTTTTGTTTTATCAACATAAAACTCACAAACATCTTTTTCAATTTTACATTTACTACAAATCTTTTTTTCCATAGTGTTCTCTAAGTAATTTTTCAATAAGCCCTGATTTATTAGTAATATCTTCTTCCATTCGTTTAAATAATTTAGGGTCTAAACTAATCGCAAATTTAATTTTTTTATCTTCTTCTTTTTTTCTTGGTTTCATATACTATAAATATCGTATAAAGTATGAAAAGTTATACTCTATAAAACAAATTTACAATATATTTATTAATAAACAAGAAAATATGGAGTGGTACATTAAGAAGAATGCAACGTTACCAGTTTTGAAAATGCAAATAGTTCGAGATGGGCGAGCGGGTTATATCCAATTAATGCAAGACTTAGAAGTATCCAAGATTTTTTTCTCAATGGTGGATGTTTATAACGGTATTCCGAAAATTGTTTCGGCACCTTGTTATATTGTTCCACTTATTTTTGCTGAAGATGGGGCTCAACCAGAATATTACATTTATTATCAGTTTAACTCAAGAGATACAAATACTGTTGGTAGGTTTCAGGGACAATTTTTAATTAAGAATGATGAGGGTAGTTTAATTTTACCTATCAGAGAAGAGTTATTTATCAATATCCAAGATAGTTTTATTTCAGAAAGTGCTTGTTGCTAATTTGATTATTAAACAATAAATTTTATATTTATAGAGGAAGACAAATTTCACATATTGTGAAAGCAAATAGGTCAATCTAAAAAATATATTATGATATCTAATGAAGATATAGAATCTTTCCTTCACGGAAATGATCCTGAAGAATTTATAGTTGCAATTGAGTATGACTATGCATCAAATTCCATTTTTAAAATAAAAGAAATACCCGGTAAAGGAAAAGAAATCCGAAAGGACTCATTTATAGCATTCGCATGGGTGGGAGATTTACGTGGTATAAAGTTTTATGGAGATTCTAAAGAAGCCCAAAAAATTGCCATGACAAAATATGGTATTACCATAGATAAGTTAGAAACTCATGGTAATGAAAGATTACAAAAAGGTATGACCTTCATGGTTAGATCCCTAAATGGTTATAGAGAACTTATTCAATTTTTTAGAGATGGTGGTTGTGATCCGTGGGGTGAAAAGACAAAAGATAAGATAATTGTTCTACCTCCTGTAGAACAATATTTAATTTCAAAAGAAAAAAGATTATTCAAAGGATTTGAGAATTATAATGAAGTCACAAGACTTGTTTATGATTTGGAGACTACTGCTCTTGACCCAAAGGACGGACGTATCTTTATGATTGGAATTAAAACAAATAAAGGATATCATAGAGTGATTGAGTGTATGGATGAATCCGAAGAAAGAAATGCTATCATTGAATTCTTCAGAGTTATTGACGAACTTAAACCAAGTATTATTGGTGGATATAATTCGGCAAACTTTGATTGGCATTGGATATTTGAAAGGTGTAGAATTTTAAATCTTGACCCAAAAAAGATTTGTAGGTCATTACATCCACAACATTCATTTACAAGAAAGGATAGTATGTTAAAACTCGCAAATGAAGTTGAGAGTTTTACCCAAACTTCAATTTGGGGTTATAATGTAATTGATATTATCCATGCCGTTCGGAGAGCACAAGCAATTAACTCAAGTATTAAAGCCGCGGGTTTAAAATACATTACAAAATATATTAACGCTGAGGCTGCTGACCGTGTTTATATTGACCACGAGAATATTGGTAAGATGTTCTTAAATAGAGAAGAATATTGGTTAAATATTAATAACGGAAAATATAAGAAGGCGGTAGATTATCAAGATTTGGATATAAAGTTTCCTGGTGTATATAAGAAGATTACTGGTGATAAGTTGGTTGAAATGTACCTTGATGATGATTTGGATGAAACATTAAAAGTTGACCAAGAATTTAATCAGGGTTCATTCTTGTTGGCTGCGATGATTCCAACAACATATGAAAGGGTATCAACAATGGGCACAGCTACCCTCTGGAAAATGCTAATGTTAGCGTTTTCTCATAAACATGGATTAGCAATACCCGCCAAAGAATCAAAGACAGACTTCGTAGGAGGTCTTTCCAGACTACTTAAGGTTGGTTATAGTAAGAATGTACTTAAACTGGATTTCTCCTCTCTATACCCCTCTATTCAACTTGTACATGATGTTTTCCCTGATTGTGATGTAACAGGCGCGATGAAAGGTATGTTAAGTTATTTCCGTAATACTCGTATCAAATATAAAGAACTTGCAGAGAAGTATTATGTAACCGATCCAGATAAATCAGCATCATATGGAAACAAACAGTTACCTATTAAGATTTTTATAAACAGTATGTTTGGAGCATTGTCCGCACCACAGGTTTATGCTTGGGGTGATATGTTTATGGGTGAACAAATTACCTGTACTGCGAGACAATACTTAAGGCAGATGTTAAAATTCTTTATGAAAAAAGGATATGTTCCGTTAGTAATGGACACTGACGGTGTAAACTTTTCTACTCCCGATGAAGCCAAAGACCGAGTTTATGTTGGTCGTGGATTAAATTGGAAAGTTAAAGAGGGTAAGGAGTATTATGGACCTGAGGCAGATGTTGCAGAATATAATGATGTATTCATGCGCGGCGAAATGGCGTTAGATACCGATGGTGTATGGCCGTCATGTATAAATCTTGCCAGAAAAAATTATGCCGTTATGGATGCTAAAGGAAAGATAAAGTTAACTGGCAATAGTATAAAATCTAAAAAACTTCCATTGTATATTGAAGAATTTTTGGATAAGGGTGTTAAGTTGTTATTGGAAGGTAATGGAAAAGCATTTGTGGAATATTATTATGAATATCTTCAAAAGATATTTGATAAAGAAATTGCGTTAAGTAAGATTGCTCAAAGAGCAAAAGTTAAATTAAGTATTGAAGATTATAAGGCGAGATTAAATACAAAAACTAAGTCAGGGAATAGTATGAGTCGCATGGCTCATATGGAATTGGCAATACAAAATAAGTTAAATGTTAATTTAGGAGATGTTATATTTTATGTTAATAATGGAACAAAGGCATCACAAGGTGACGTTGTGAAAGCCGCAGAAAAAAAAGTTAATATAACAAATCAATCAGAATTTTTATTTGAAACTACTCGTAAACCTACTATTGTAGAAGCAGGGATTCAGATTAATTGTTATATGTTGGATAAAGATATTTTAGATAAAAATCCTAATTTAACAGGTGATTATAATGTTCCAAAAGCAATAGCAACATTTAATAAAAGAATGGAACCTTTAATGGTTGTGTTTCAAGATGATGTTAGAAACGGATTACTTGTTACGGATCCAGAACAAAGAGGTATTTTTACAACAGCACAATGTGAATTAATTAATGGACATCCATTAGGTGATGGAGACCAAGATGATTTACAAAAAGATGTTTTGGATATTACCGAACAGGAATTAAGTTATTGGGTAAAAAGAGGATTAAATCCTTTTTATATGTATCATTTGGCTGAAGAAGGGTGGGAAAAATATATTTAAAGGAGATAAAATACTTTAAGAACCTTTCAATCCGTCACTGGAAAGTATGTACCAGTTACCTCCAACATATCTAAATTCAACACAAGCGAATCTATCCATAACTAATTCATCATAATCTTCATCAATCTTACCAACATCTGGTTTGATTGTTAGATGAGTCATTGATTTAATTACAACATGGTCAGTAGTTCTTGAGTCAAGAATAATTACAGAAAATGGAATACCTCTAACAATTATACATTCTTCTCCATTTGTACGATAATCTAATTCAGACACCATTGAAACTTCTGATGTATCAATTGCCATTCCGTTAATAATTCTTCTTGAGGGTATTGTTTTTACTATTGCCATAAAATTAGATTACATATATTTGACGAGGCATTGCTCTGAACTTCATTTGTTTATTTAGATTTTCCGCAATAAGGGCTTCGCGTTCCATGACCTTTTCTGGTCTTAACCTTGTTAACCAACCTTCAGCGCCAGTTAATTCTTCCAATAATTTTGATTTTTCATCTTTAGCTTCAGTTAATAAACTTTGGTAATCCATTGTTATTTCAGAATCAGGAGTTTTTAAGTTTCCACTATATTTTCCTCTCACTCTCGCCAAAGTTTCTTTCACGTATGCCGTAAACCATCTTCTAACCCATTGTTTAGCAGGGACATTCAAATCTTCCCACGATAATTCATCAAGAGGAACATCAGTAGGTAATAAAATAATGTCTTTATTTGCCTTTAAACATGCTGCTCTATCATCAGGACCGACATCATAATACCAATACCAAACAGCCTTTCCTACGTAGTTGCTATAAGTGCTCCAACTAAATTTACCACCTGGAGTATTATATAAGAAAATATTTTTTTTACCATCAGGTAATCCTGTAATTCTATAAGTTAAAGATCCACCTAATATTCTATTAAGAATGTTGGCTTCTTGCATTCTAATTAAATAATCAAATCCTGACATCATATAATAAGAACCTTGATTACCCATTTGAGCAAATCCTGGTTGTTCAGCACCAAGTCCTACACCAGCTCCAAATCCAGAAACTCCACCTAATCCAAATGCCGTCCAAGCTTGGTCACTAAACCATAATAATTCATTAACCTCTCTTCCTGCAGGAATTTCATAGTTTTGTGTGTTAGCACTTAAAGTAAAATAATCTTTTTTAAGTACCCAAGGACCCATAGTTTGAAGACCTACAATTTTAGAGTATGAGTATGAAAATTGTTGTTCAAAATCCATTGTTCTTGTTACCAATGCTTTAGCAACAGATTTCTCGCTCATATTCAAATTAACAAGGTTAACCCATTGACTATCAATTAGCCATTGTAGAATATATTCTTCGTAATCTTGAATAGATAATTCCATTAAAGAATCCATCATTTCATCTTCAACCTCCACACTTCTAAGTGGTGCACCTAAGAGATGTTTGATTCTCGTATAAATTTTTGACCTTTCTGGTTCTGGTATAACTGCCATAATTATAACTATATTATCTATAAATATATTGACTATTCTATTTCGTATAATAGAGAATTTATCTTAAATACATAAACATTCTCATTACTTATTGGATTATTTTTAAATATTAAAATTTTCTTTGTTTTAGTTTGAATAAAAATTAACCAATCTACATTATATGGTTTAACATTTCCAGTATCATATATTTTAACTTTATCACCATCAAGTGATGTATTTGAATATGGTTTTACTTGTGCGGTATGGATTTTTCCATCCATTTCTATTTTCAAATCAATACCTTTAATGGCGTCATTTTTTTGTCCATGTCCTCCAACTTTAATTAATTTGGCATTTCCTTCAAAATAATCTTCTACTTTATTTAATACATTATCTTCAGATTTTTGACCTCTATCCCATAGTTTCTTTAATACTCTAATAATATTAAGAAAATCTTCATTATTTTTGGTAAAAATATTTTTTTTGAAATGGTCTAATGCTTTAACAAATCTTGTGATTTCAGATACTGTTCTTTTTTCTTTTTTAGAAAAATCAAACATTTTTTCTTCTTTTCCAATTTTTATAATTTCTTTGTTAACTGCTTTAACAAGAAGACAAAACGTATTAAAGTTTGTATTAAGATTATTTAATATTGACCTACCTTCTTTTGATTCAACACCATAAAATCCTGCCATTTCACTACTTGTTCCATCTACCCAAAATTGGTGGAATACTTGTTTTAATGAATCTGTAACTCCGTTTTGATATATTTTCTTAATTTGAGAATTGTTTATTAATTCTTTATAAAATAAAACTTCTTTAGGTTCACAGAATTTTGCTTCAACAGACTCGGTCAATAATTTTTCAAAATTAACGGATTCCATTAATTTTGTTTCAGTTTTCATTTCATACATCTTGGAAACAAAATCCCAATTTACTACCTTCCAAAAGTTTGTGATATATTCATCTCTCTTGTTATGATATTTCAAATAATAAGCATGTTCCCAAACATCTAATCCCAATAATGGGAATCCGCCACCTTCAATAACATTCATTAACGGATTATCCTGATTTGGTGTAGACATAATCTTGAATGTGTTCTTTGCAGTTAATACCAACCAAACCCACCCAGAACCAAATCTTTCTTTGGCAACTTTATCAAATTCTTTTTTGAATGCCGTAAATGTCCCGTATTGTTTTGTGAGTTTTTTGTAGAGTTCACCTCCTAATTTTTTTGGTGTTGGGGTTAAAAAATTCCAAAACAACGCATGATTAAAGGCCCCACCGGCATTGTTTCTGATTGTTTTATCATAACGACTTATGTTTTTGATAATTTGTTCTAACTCTAAATCGCCATATTTCTTTTTAGACAATGCGTCATTTAATTTATCCACATAGCCAAAATAATGCTTTGTGTAATGTAATTTCATTGTCTGTGGATCAATAAATGTTTTGAGGGCGGAGTAAGAGTAAGGAAGTTTTTCAATCCCAATCTTTTTCATTTCGGTTAATAACAACTCTTTTTCTTGTATGATTTGGGTCTCAAGTATTTGTGTTTCAAGTTGTATTATTTTTTCTTCTATTTTTTTCATATTTTTGGACTATTCATTTCATATAAATAATCCAGTTTTTGTTTAACGACGCATTTCATTAATTCTCTTTAAGATTTCTTCAGCAACATCACCGCTGTCTTGATTGTCCCCCATCACAGTGGCAATCACTTGTTTTTTATTGTTTAATATGTCGTAGATAATTCCTTCAATAGTATTTTCAAAGATGGGATAATATACTAAGACGTTGTTTTTCTGCCCGTATCTATAAGCTCTGTCTTCTGCTTGGGCATGGTCTGAAGGTACAAATGATAAGTCATTCATGATAACTGCTTCAGCAGCGGTTAAGGTGATACCGACTCCTGCGGCTTTAATGTTTCCAACAAATACTTTTACCTTTTCATTATCTTGGAACTCATCTACGCTATGTTGTCTGTTTGGTTTAGACATAGACCCATCAAGTTTAACTGCAATTTTTCCAAAATGTTCTGCGATTTTATTAAGTGAGTCAGTAAAATTACAAAATATAATAACTTTTTTACCTTGCTCTATAATATTTTCTGCCAATTCAATTGTCTGTGAAATTTTTTCATCAGCAATAATTTGTCTTATCTTGGTTAGTTTGGTAAACTGAACTGTTAATGATTTGGATTCATTAGGATTTTTATCATACCAATCATAGTATTCTCCCATAACTTCCTCATAATTTTTTGATTTTAATCTCAAATATACTGGAGTTATAATTTTATCAGGAAGCTCAAGAACATCTTCTTTCAATCTTCTTAATATTGTTCCTGATGTTCGGTCTCTTAATTCTTCAAGATTACTAGCACCTGTTACATTCCATATCTTTTTACCACCAGCATTAAATTGATACCCACTACAATATCTTACTGCGTAAGCTAACCAGTTTTTGGCTACGGGTGAATCAACTAAACTTAATAGATTAAAATAATCCATTGGTCTTGAGGTCATTGGAGTTCCTGATAATAACCAAAGTCTATCAACTTTTTTTACAAGGTCATTTATTAGTTTTGTTCTTTGGGCGGAACCATTTTTGATATAGTGTGCTTCGTCAACGATAACCAAATCAAAATTGGAGTTAAGAATTTTCGAGTCATCTTTTTTCTTAATTTCATGGAAATTTTTTATAATGTCGTAATTTATGATAACATAGTCAGCATCTGAACTAAAATTCTTTCCTTCAGCAATGTAGACAGATTTATCGGAGTAGTTTTCAATTTCTCGTTTCCAGTTAATTTTAAGTGTTGCCGGACAAATAATTAAAACTTTTTTTGAGTTGGATTCTATAGCAGCAATAATAGTTGAAGTAGTTTTTCCAAGACCCATATCGTCGGCAAGTATAAACTTTTTATTTTCAACCAATTTTTGGATTGCCTCTTTTTGGTGAGATAATGGTGGACGGTGAGAATATTTTTCATAATTAATTACAACATTTTTAACGGTATTATCTTTTATAATTGCCGCTTTCGGTAACCAAAAATCATGGAGTTCTTGTTTTTCAGTTATCTTACCCCAAATATGAAACGATGTTTCCTTTTCAACCAATAACTTTTCAACCCATATCTTTTCAGGAACTACAGTTAATAATTTATCATCAGCAAGTTTTTGTGCGAAGTAAGCGTCAAGTATAACCCACTTTTTGGCAACCTTGGGTGTCTTATTATAATTGGCAATAATATATTCGGATTGACTTCTTGTTGGGTAGAATTTTTTATTAATTTGGGATTTTCTTTTTATCTCAAGCAAATAGTTATTTGCACCCTCATATGTTTCCAATAAGGACATTGCTCTTGATTCTAAACTTATTTCCATCTATTAAAAAATGTTTGTATTAAATATAGTTATCTTTTGACTATTTATCAATATGGAAAATTTAGTACCTATAACTCGTTTAGGAAAATTCTTTGGTGGGGAAGATCTCTCACTTGATATTGGTATGGGAGAAGAATGGCTTCTCGGTGATATGAATTTCACAGTTATTCTTTATCGTATTGATAGGTATAAAACAAAAACAGATGATGTCTATGGTGAAGTTCTTGAAGATGGGATTCAATTTTTGGCACCTGTTGAATTAAAGGGTCTTGTTCAAATAATGGCTCCAACAAACAAATTATTGGGTAACTCAAAAGTTAAACAAGATGAACCAGGTAATATGAAATTTTCCATTTATCAAAAAACTTTGGATGACCTTAGTGTGAATATTTTTATGGGAGATTATATTGGATATTATGAAACTGAAAGTAGAGTTAGATACTATACCGTAATTGATGACGGTCTTGTTGTTTCCGATAATAAACATACCTATGGTGGTGTTAAACCATTCTATCGCACAATAACGGCTACATGGGCCAGTACTAACGAATTTAGAGGAATATAATGAAAGTTATTATAACAGAATCACAATTTGATTCATTATTTATTGGTAAGAAAGTTATGGTGTATTATAATTTACACAAACATACTTTTTCAGTTACATATGATAGTAAAGTTATTATGCATGCAGATTATGTTAAACTTGAAGATGTTGAATTTAGAGTTAGACAAGGTGGTAAATTAAAAGTTAGATCGGATAAAAGTAAGAATGTTCATGCATTTGTTATTGGAAGGTTATTAGATTATTGTGAATATCCTTGTTATGATATTCCAAGACCGAACGGAGAACATGTGATAACATATAATCCATACAAATACGATTCATTTGTTTATAAGAACGACAAAACACCGATATATCATGCAAAAGAAGTTGATATGGTTAATTCCGATAATAAAATATTTATAGTAAAGAAATAAGATGCCATTTCCAAAACAAATAAAAAAAACATTACCATTAGTTCCAAAAAAAACATTATATTCTCGTAGAGAGCAATTATTGGAATACATCAACAAAGATGGTACTTATTTACCTAAGTCAGTTTTGCATGCTGATTTGGATAGAGGTATGTTAGATTTTGTTAAAGGGGATTTACAAGTTGTAACTGCAGGAAAAATTGTTCCGATGTTGGATATTTTAATTACAACACAAAACTGGTCACAGTATGTTGAAACAGCACAATTTGTTGATATGGATAATAATCCTGAACCGCCATTTATTACAGTTGTTAGAAGCCCCGAAGTTAAATATGGTACAAATCCATCACTTCAATATACAATACCAAATAGAAAACAATTTTATTATGCCTCAGTTCCAACTTGGAACGGTAATGAACAAGGTATGGATATCTACACTATCCCTCAACCCGTCCCCGTTGATATCAATTATAGTGTTAAGATTGTTTGTAATAGAATGAGAGAATTGAATCAACTTAATAAAATTGTGATGCAAAAGTTTTCATCAAGACAGGCATATACATTCATTAAAGGACAATATGTTCCAATCATTATGAATAATGTTTCAGATGAATCTCAAATGGGAACCGAATCAAGAAAATATTATGTCCAATCTTATGATTTTACAATGTTAGGTTATTTGATTGATGAAGAAGAATTTCAAGTTAAACCAGCAATTCAAAGAGTTACACAATTATTTGAAGTTGATACAAGAGTTCCAAATAAAAAAAGAAATAAGTTTCCAAAAAATCCTGATGAATTTGATTTTAATTTTCTTTTTGTTTCTGGTGTTACCACACTAGTTGATGTTATTGAGTTTACCGCAAATATGAGCTTGATTGATACAGATAATGTTGAAAGTTATGATGTGTATATCAATAATGATTATTATGGTAGTGATGTTAATCTTATACAAATAACAACTAATGATACTTTAAGGATAGAAGTTACAAAAATAGACAATACTTTACAGTCAGTAATTCAGTTTGAGAACAAACTTATTTAACCTTCACCATAAATATCTTTCTTCTCTTTACACTTTTCTATAATTAAGTTCTCAAGAAATTTATAAATTTTAATTCCTCTTTTATCACAGTATATTTTCAATATATTATGTGATTCAGGTGATATCTTTATGTTCTTTATTTCCTTCTTTGTTTTCATAGTATGAAAAAAGGTAGAATAATTTCATACCGTTTACAAATACATATCTAAAAGTCAAGTTTTTTCACAGCCTTCCTAATATTTATCATTAAAATAAATCTGCAATAGAATTAATTAATAATGGCAACAGCACAAGCAAACAAAAAAGTATTCGTATCACCTGGAGTATATACATCCGAAACGGATTTATCATTCGTAGCTCAGAGTGTCGGTGTAACGACGTTGGGTATAGTTGGAGAAACAATTAAAGGTCCAGCTTTTGAACCAATTTTCATAACTAACTATGATGAGTTTCAAGCCTATTTTGGTGGAACGGAACCTGTTAAATTTGTAAATACACAAATTCCAAAATATGAGGCGGCTTATATTGCTAAATCATATTTGCAACAATCAAACCAACTTTTTGTAACAAGAGTATTAGGGTTATCGGGATACGATGCGGGTCCTTCTTGGACAATCACCGTATCTGCGAATGTTGACCCTTTAACAATTGGGTTTACTGAAGCTTCTGCGGGAACTGTATTTACCGCTACTTTTACAGGTAGTAATTCTGCAAATACGGTTACATTAAATACTTCAACTTTACCTGCTACAATCCAAGATAGTTACACTAATCAATATAGATTAAGTGATGGTAGTGTTTCAACTTTAGAGACTGATTTTAATAATTACATTAGTAATATTGCTGATACTTCAGGTGCTTCAGGTAATACTTGTGTAATTTATGGGTCAATACCTGCTGAGGATTGGTATTCATTGGTAAATGCATATCCAAATGTAAAAAATGTTTATGGTGTACCAGGAAGTGGTGATATTGAATATAATGATTTAAGTTCAGGTTCAAATGACCCTTGGTATTATGCAAATTTTGATAATATTCTTACTGAACCACGTGGTGATAACTATTCAGGTTATTCTTTTGATTATATTGTTAGTTCTATAGTATCAGGATCTAATGATTCATATTCAGGATCAATATCAGGTACAATATATACTTTCTCAGGAACTGCATATAGTGAATATAATAATATGGTTGTTGCTACTTTACGTTCAAGAGGTATTTCAGAATATACTAACAACGCTGATTCTGAAAATCATGGACCTAAATATGAAACAACGGGATTAACTATGGTTTGTGATGGTTCATATTCTGGTGTAAGTACAAATCCTTATGGAACATTTTTATTATCAGGGGCAACTAAAGATAATACAACATTCCAATTTGAAACTTCATTATTAGCTTCTTCTTCAAAATATATTACAAAAGTATTTGGTGAAGATAATTTTGGTAAATCAAGATATTCAGTACCTGTATTTGTTGAAGAATCTTATCAATCATCATTAAATATTGCTTATCAAAAAGGTTACATTAAAGGATTGAATTGTTTTTTAATTAGTCTTCCAGATGCTAGAAGTGAAAATAATACATCGATTGCTTATAATTTGGAAAAATACCAATCACCTGAAACACCATTTTTGGTTTCAGAATTAAGAGGTAATAAAGTTTATAATTTATTTAAGTTTATATCAATTTCTGATGGTGATTCTGCAAATATGGAAGTTAAAGTTTCAATTGCTAATCTTTCATTTAATAATATGTCATTTGATGTATTAGTTAGAAACTTCTACGATACTGATTCAGCTCCTGTTGTAATTGAAAAATTCACCAATTGTAATATGGATCCAGGTTCTAACAACTTTATTGGTGTTAAAATTGGTACTTCAAATGGTGAATATGCGTTGATTTCAAAATATATTATGGTTGAATTAGCTGACGGAGCACCTATAGATGCAATTCCTTGTGGATTCCGTGGATATATTCAAAGAGAATATGATAATGTTTCTGAGTATCCATCACCATATATTCAATATAAAACAAAATATTTTTATCCAGGTGAAACAATTACTGATCCTCCATTTGGTGGTTCTGCAAACACAACAGAATCTGCGGGAGATATTGTTAGAAGATCTTATTTAGGTTTCTCAACTCAATATGGTGTTGATGAGTCATTCTTAACTTATAAAGGAAAACAAACACCAGCTAATTGGATTTCAAACCCAACTCAAGCAGCAGAACCTTGGAATATTCAAAGTAAAGGTTTCCATATGGATTCTGGGGCAACGGTTGTAACAATTGCAAATACTTATCAAACAAGTGGTCAAACAGCTTTTGAATGTGGTACAGCAGATTTTAGATTTGACCCTGAGTCTCAAGAAAATCCTTATTACTTTATTTATGCTAGAAAATACACAGTATGTTTTGCGGGTGGATTTGATGGATGGGATATATACAGAGAACACAGAACAAATACGGATAATTTCCAATTAGGATCAAGTGGTTATTTAGCTGGTGCTTATCCTTCTTCAAGATATCCAAACGCAACAGGAGATGGTTTATTCAAAAGAATTGTTGTACAAAATAATACTCAAGACTTTGGAAATACTGACTACTATGCTTACTTACTTGGTATTCTTAGTTTCGCAAATCCTGAATCTACAAACATAAATATTTTTGCAACTGCAAGTATTGATTACGTTAATAACTCTAACTTATGTGAAGAAGCTATTGATATGATTCAATATTCAAGAGCTGACTCAGTTTATATTGTAACAACTCCTGACTATAATATGTTTGTTCCAGATGCTTCAAATCAGTATGATGTTATCTACTCACAAGAGGCTGTTGATAACTTAAATAATACAGGAATTGATTCTAACTATACTGCAACTTATTATCCTTGGATTTTAACAAGAGATACTGTAAATAATACACAAATTTATTTACCAGCTACAGGTGAAGTTTGTAGAAACTTAGCTCTAACAGATAATATTGCATTCCCTTGGTTCGCATCAGCGGGTTACACAAGAGGTCTTGTAAATTCAATTAAAGCTAGACAAAAATTAACACAAGAAAATAGAGATACATTGTATCAAGGTAGAATTAACCCTATCGCTACTTTCTCTGATGTTGGTACTGTAATTTGGGGTAATAAAACATTACAAGTTGCTGATTCAGCTTTGAATAGATTAAATGTAAGAAGATTATTATTACAAGCTCGTAAGTTAATATCTGCTGTCGCTGTTAGATTATTGTTTGAACAAAACGACCAAATCGTAAGACAACAATTCTTAGATAGTGTTAATCCAATCTTAGATTCAATTAGAAGAGATAGAGGTTTATACGATTTCCGTGTAACAGTTTCTTCAACACCTGAAGACTTAGATGCAAATAGATTAGTAGGTAAAATATACCTTAAACCAACGAAGGCTTTAGAGTTCATAGATATTGAATTCTTCATAACTCCAACAGGTGCTTCGTTTGAGAATATTTAAAATATATACGGGGGAAGTTAATCTTCCCCTTTATTTGCCAATATGAAAAGAATAATAGAAGGATTCAAGTCAGAACATACACCGGATATGAAATATTATGCATTTGATTGGGATGATAATATTGTTCATATGCCAACTAAAATTATCTTAAAGACTGAAGATGGTGATGAGGTTGGAATGAGTACTGATGATTTTGCGGAATATAGACACGACATAGGAAAAAAACCTGTAAACTATAAAGGTGAAAAAATTATTGGATATGCTGATGATGCATTTAGGAATTTTAAAACTAAAGGTGATAAAGATTTTTTAATAGATGCAATGACTGCTAAAAAAGGTCCTGCGTTTGATGATTTTAAAGAGGCGATAGATAATGGGTCTATTTTTTCTATCATCACAGCTAGAGGTCATAATCCAAATACCCTAAAACAAGCAGTTTATAATTATATTATAAATGGTTTTGGTGGTATAGATAAAAACCAATTAGTTAAAAATCTTAGAAAGTATAGAACATTTTCGGATGAAGAAGACATGTCTGATGATGATTTAATTAGGTCATATTTAGATCTTAACAAATATCATCCTGTATCTTTTGGAACTAATAATGGTGCCGCTAGTCCTGAGGAATTAAAAGTTATGGCAATGGACGAATTTGTGAATTATGTTAAAGGTCTTGCAGCATTTCTTAATAAAAAAGCATTTCTGAAAAAAGATATTAGTAATAATTTTATACCAACGCAACCTAAAATAGGATTTTCAGATGATGATTTAAAGAATGTTGAAACAATAAGTAAGCATTTTAAAGATAAACCAGATAATATAGTTAAAACTTATTCTACTGCTGGAGGAACTAAGCAAGAATATAAAGAAGAATATATATAATGAATATTCTTTTTAAAAATAAAGTAAATAGAAAAAATTTTTGAGAAGACTATATTTATAAGATATAAAATAAAAAAAACAAAATTTAAATAACATGGCTGATTTACTAATGAAAATGCCGATTCCTTACGAACCGAAACGTCAGAACCGATTC